AAGTTGATTACGCCCGCCTTCTTGTCGATGGCAAAGGTTGGATTGACGTTGGCGGTCTCTGTGTTAAGACCATAACGCTCACCAAGTCCGTACTCAAAATACCACTGCCCATCGATGTTCCAACCTTCTTGGCCGTCAAACATCCCACCCGGATTCATGTAGATGTTCTTCTTGGTGCCGTTCAATCTTGTGGTATCGATGTGAGAGTTCTGTGGTTGAAGGATATTCCCGTTCTGATCGAACAAGATGTTGGCTTGGTTGTCCTGCAAGTAAGCGCGTGAAGAAAGAATCTGCACGTTCTCAGTCATTGGCAACAAGTAGCCGTCTTGATACAAAGAGATACGAACCCAATTGACGTAGTCGCTTGGGAGAATGTATCTGAGGTTGCTACCCACGGTCAACTCAAGGACTTTGATTTCCTTGAACGCATCGTAGTTCAACTCCTGTACCGCGCGCTTGGCGTGGAACAGAATCTTGTAGCGCTCCTCATTGTTCACCAACGAGTGATTGCCGGCGTACATCAATTGGAAGTTCTTGACGATATCTTGGAGGCTTACGTATTGGTAAGACCCCCAGTTGGCGTTCTCTGGCGAGTTGCCATCGTTTTCGTAGTATTGATACTCGGATAAATAAGCCATAGTTGTTATTGTTGTACGCTAAATGAAGGCTGTTCGTGTGCTTGCTGAGTCATTCCGAATTGAACTACTTCAGCCTCTCTGATAGACATGCCTGCGTATTCAAGGATTTTGGTAGCCAACTTGTATTGGTAGTCCTCGGGCAGTTCAAAGTCTTGATAGTCAGGCTGTGATTGGTCGAACACCGGCTCACCACCTGTGATGCTGATGTATGTCCACTTCGGCTCCAATGGGTATCTGAAGTAGTTGGCAATCACCTGGCCGGGAACCTTGTAACTTACTGGCATCACTGTCATTACCTCAGCCTGCTGTGTGTAGGCGGGGAACAATGTTGATGGCGCAGTGAGTGTAGATGTATTCAAAAGAGTTGACTTTGCTTGAGTCACCTTCTCTGCTTCTACTGCCGCTGATGCTTTCAGAATCAAGTAGTTGGCAGGAGTGGTTGTAAATATGTTGTTGTCCAACAGAATCACGGTGTTGCTCGATACCACTACCACATTGGCCTGCGCGTATGTGGTGGTATTGACCATCAAATCACCGGGGACAATGCCCGCTGTGGTGAATGTAGCACCGCTATCAACCAATTGGAAAGCCACAACAGAAGTGTTGGTTCCGCTGTCAAGCACGGTCGGATAACAGATAACCTTGGTCATCATGTAGTAAGCATCCCCTGTGGTTGACAAACTTGGCAGAAAGAATACGCTACCAGCGAAATGGCTAACGGGGTTGGTCACGTTGAATATCTCCATGGCCTCCTCGTAAGTTCTTTTCAAGTCTGCGTAGTCTGTGCCTGACACCCGATTGTTCTCCATCGTGATGATCTTGTTGTAAGAAGAGAACATCTCCTCGTACAATTCCATCTGTGCCTGACTGGCAAATAAGTTAAAGTCAGACGGAGATATATAGCCGTAGTTATTCTTGTTGATGATAGACAGTACGGTATTTCTTACTTCATTGATCATAATGTTGCTTAAGGCAAAGATAAACAAAAAAAAAGAGGGAGCATTTGCCCCCTCTCTTTAGGTAAAAAGAAAAGTTTAGTATTGCACTTCCATGCTTTTCTCAAGCAACTTGATGGCGTCAATTCCCTCTTCTGTTTGGAGGAACAAAGCCACTTCAGTGTATGGATCGGACCCGAATGGTACGTTCATCATCTTGCGCTTGTTGCTTGGGATGTTAAACCATACCTCCTTGTTGCCGTTTCTAAATGCCAACACTTTGCTATCAAAGTACTTGTGGACATTAGATTCCAACTTGAGCATTGGGTCATTAATAAGGTTCAAGAATCCCTTTGGGTCTCTCTTGGCGTAAATCAAAATGTCTCTCTTCAATTCCGCTGTGCTAACAACAGAGGGGTCTTTGCCAAACAAAACTCGAGCGACATTCTCAAGTTGCTCTATTGACAATGAGCGAGCCTCCATCAAAGCATCAACCTCTTCGTTCAAGAAGTCAACCTCTTTCTGTGCATCCTTCTCGTAGTTAACCTCTGTGAATACAGTACCATTCATTGGATGGTAGTGGAGGAAGTGTTGGAGTACAGGGTTGTTCTTGGGAACACGAAGCATACCATCCTCGAAGATGATCGGCTCAACAATGGCGTTGCCATCTTGTTCCTCTTCGAATGGAGATTTTTGGTTTACTGCATATCGCAATGGGCGATTGACGTTGTTGTCTTCATCAAACCACAACAGAGGGAATCTGCGTGTGCTTCTTGATGGGATAGTGAAAGAAAGTGGAGACGAGTGTAAAAGTTTGTAGACCTTGTCTACTGATACGATGTTGTGTTTCATGATATAATTTGATAAGATTTTCTTTTTAAAAAGGAGAGTGCCATTGCTGACACCCTCCTGATTATTTAAATCAACTTGTCTGTTTTATTACAGATTAGGCACCGTAACGGAACAATACGAAGTTGTTAGCACCCAAGGTACATACACAACGCTCAGACAAGAAGTTAACTTCCATAGCATCCAAGTCGCTAGTAGCAGCACCACCGGCAGAACCTGTGATCCAAGTCTTGTAACGACGATCCTCAGTAGCAGTTGCGCGGTAACGAACGTGCAAGAAAGGGCGCTTGGCGTTCTTACCCAACACTTGGTCGTATACTGTGGTAGAACCAGCAGGTACCAACAAACCAGTGATTACGTTGGCAGTGCTAGCACCAGTAGTAGATGCAGTCAAACCACCACGCATGGTAGGATCGTTCAAGTATTTCCAGTCAGACTTGTAGAAGTCATAACCACGACGGAAACCACTGAAGCCCAAGTTCAAAGCCATGTTAACATCGTTGTCGAACAAACCGAAAGACGCACCGTTTGCGGCAGTACCACCGTTGTAACCATTCAAGGTAGCCAACATGTCGTCGATGTCGAAACTGAAGTCACGGTTAACGAAGATTACGTTCTCTTCGATAGAACCTTGCTTGTCCAAACGAGAAACGATAGAATCGAAGTCGGCCAAAGTGGTTGGGTTACCACCGCCCCATACGTTTCCACGGTCGTTTACTACGTAGAACACACCTTCAGAACCTTTGTAACCGGCAGCAACAGCACCTGAACCACTTACGGCAGGAACGGCTTCGATCATAGCGGTTTCCAAATAGTCTTCGAAACGCAAACGAGTCTCATGCTCAGACTTCAAGTACCACAAGAATCCAGATGCACCATTCTCGGTAGTAACCTCGATCCATCCGATCTGAGCCATGTCAGAACCAGATACCGCGTACTTATCCTTGATGATGATAGGACTGTTGTCGAAGATTTCATCTTCTGCTTCCAAAGAACCTTGCATTCCGTTAGTTCCTTTTTTGAATTCAGAACCGTAGATGAAGATTGTGAAAGTGTGATTTGCGCATTTGCAGTATCCACGATAGTGATGATCGCTTTGTTCTGGGTAGGACCAGCAACGTTAGGGGTAATCACTACAGTTTGGCCTGCACGCAAAGCGATGCTACCAGCAGTCAAACCAATAGAAGCACGGTTAGGAACCAACACGTCGTTGATAGTGAAAGTCGCAGTATCTGCGCTAGACAACACGGTGGTAGTACAGTTGATGTACTTGATGTGCAAACGGCCTTGTTCAGCCCATTTGATCATGTCTGAGTTGGATGGCATTTCAGCGCCAACCATACGCAAGAAAGAAGCGATAGTACGATTACCGTAACGCTCAAATTCTTTCTCGTAAGTATCAGGAAGATACTGGTTCAAGAAGTTGAAGTCGGTAATGTAGTTAGTAGATAGGGGGACCTGTTGCGCACTCGGCTGCAACTGATAGGTCGGGGTAGATAAAACTGCCATTGTAGTTTAATTTTTCTTTGTTGTAGTTAGATTTTTTTCATGCTTCGGATTCTCAAACCTTTGCCGGAATCAGGGTTCACCGATTTAACCTGGAACCCGTCTTTCACCGTTGACTGAGGGGCCTGTCTTTCGCTCATATTAATGTTCTTAATTTTGCGATTGACATCCTCTGTCGCTGCTGACATGCCTTGCTCATAAAAGAACTTGGCAAACCTTTCGGGGTTCATTGCCACCGCCAACGCTCTATGATAACCCGCTGCATCCTTGATCATCCCGCTCTCATCCAAGTACTTATTGATAAAGTTCGTTGGTGTCAATTGGGCTTTCTTCAATTCGGCAGCATCCCCCGGGGCGAAACGTACAACTTGGTCATTCAACTTGAACTCAAAACCTTTGAACTCACTGTTAAATACCTCGTCGGTTTTCTTTGAAAACCAATCACGCTTACGCTCGGCTTCTTGCTCCATAGTTTTCGCCTGCGATATATATTGCTTGTATGCCTGCAACTCCTCTTTTTCTTCGGGAGAAACGTCTGCCGTTCTTGACTCAAGGGGCATTTTGTATTTCTCTTTCTGAGTAGTGAAGTATTGCTTGGCTTCTGCAATCATTTTTTTCTTGGCCAGTTTGGCTTTCTTGATAGTCGAGTCATCGTCCAAGTCCTCATTGTATGAGTAGTCTTCCATCATGACATCGATATCTTCGTCGTCCAAACCAACCTGTGTTGACTTGAAGTAACTGCGTAAGATGTTGTCAGGGTCCATTGTGTCGAAGTCTTCTTTCAACTTGAGGAAGTCTTCAAACCCACGGCCTGTCTCTTTGCGGTACTTCAAATATGCTGATACGTCCTCGGGCAATTGCTCGTCGGATCTCTCAGAGACCAACTCATCAAATGAGTTGATTTGTTTATTGTAGCGCTTGCTAATATATGAAAGAACGTCTTCCTCCTGTAACTCAGCACTCTGTGGTTGTGGCTCTGGCTGCGGCTCTGGCTGCAACTCAGGCTCTAACTCGGGTGTTGGCTCAGGAGCCGGCGCGGGAGTTCTCTGATGGTCCATCGATACGGCTTGCACCTGTATCTGTTCCTCATGCTTGTTCAGCAATTCTTCTTCCAACTCTTGTACGCCTTTACTTTCGATTGGCCTTACTTCTCTTACTTTGATTTCCATTTGATTAGATTTAATTTTTTACAAATTTATATATTTTTTCGAATATGGTTTAGCGAGGCTCGAATGTGCCTACGCATAAGCCAAATATGTTTTGTTTTTTCTGAACCCTGTTAAAAAACCACTCAATGTACTTTTGTTTATATCATAGCACCTAGCAGCCTCTGCAATGCAATCATAAAAAACACCATTTTGAGTGTTTACGACAATCCTTGACTTGTAATTGTTGGCGCCCGATTGGCTTTTGCTCCTTTTCTCAATAACATCTTTTGGTATTTTTCTTCCCTTCAAAGCATTGGATATGTTTTGCCTTCTTTCAATAGAGAATTTTTTATTTTTATTGGATTCAGATATCTTATCTCTTGTTTCTTTGGAGACAAATCTACCAATCAATCCTTTAGATATCTTGACTTTGCTTTCTTCCGTATGTCTAAACCCTGTTAAAGTGTTTGATATCTTCAGTTTTGTTTCTTCTGACAATACCTTAATAGAACTATTGGTTGAAACTAAGTTACAATTCAATCCTTGCTTTCCTAAAACATTATAAAAATCTTGCCAATATCTTTCTCTTTCATTCAACAATTCAACGGAACACTCTTCTATTACCTCAAATATATGATTATCAACGCCATACTTTACAAAAGAATTGTAGATTCTCAATTGTGATTTACACTTCAATTTTTTATACGTACAGAATCTTGAATCAATATCTATCGATTGGCCTACATATACATACCCTAATGGCGATATTATTTTATATATGCCTATCATCTTACATCAAATTCTTTCAACGAAAAGCCATCAAGCGAGTCTTCATTTGACTCGAAGTTGATTGGCGGTAGGTCGTTCTTGCGCTGATTGATCAACTTGGATTGCTCCGAGTTCTGTTGACTAATCCGCTTTGCCTTGGCTTCTTCCTTAGACATCTCTCTGCTAGTCAATGTTTGGTTGTTCAATCCGGCAATCGCCATGTTGTACTTGAACTCCTCGCCCATCAACTGTTGCTTCAGTCCGGCTTCTGCCTTCATGCGCTCAATCTCAAAGGCCACTTCAGCCTGCTTGACACGCATCTTAGATTGGCCTTCTGCCTCGATCTTCATCATGGCAGATTGAGCAGCCATCTGTTGGAGTTCCATGTTCTGTTGAGCAGCCATCTGTTGCTTCATCATTTCCATTTTGTCCCTCTGCTCTTGCAACTTCATACGCTTAACCTTCAGCAATTGGTTTGCCATCTTAAGGTTCTTGATCTCGCGGATGTCAATTGCATCCTCAAGATTGATGTCGCCCTTTGATAAAGCCATCTGAATGTTGGCTTCCAACTGCGCACGCTGCTCCTCGTCGGGTGCAATCTCCAAGAAGATACCAAAGTCATAGATGTATAACTCCTTGATTTCCTGCAAGATAGAGACGTTGTACTTACCGATACGGCTGATGAAGTCGTCCTTGAAGTCTGCGTATTGCAGGATGTCCGCAACGCGGTAGGTCAATGCTTCTGCGATTGATCTGAATATGTATAAGCCAGCATCCAAGATGTGGCGAGTTGCTGTGTTTGAATTCAATGCGGCCAACTTCTGAAGACCCACCAATGAGTTGGGGTCAGGGGTGGATGCATCTCTTGCCTCGTTCAAGCCGGTCACTGTACGCAACATATCCATGTAGTGGTTATAGTTGGCGATCAGCATTTGCGTCTTGGCGGCGCCAGAGTTGGATGTCAATTGGGTGATAGGCACTCGTGCGTTGTTGAAGTCCCCCTCTTGGGTATAACTACGACCGATAACGCTACCCGTTTGGAAGTACAATCTCAATGCATCTTCCGGGTTGTAGGCGTTGCCTGTTCCCAAATCAACCTCGTTCAACCCATCGGCATCGATGAATACACCATCAGGTACTGTACGAGCAATTACTTGTTGCAACTTCAAGTGAGTCAATTGAATCAAGTCAGCGAATGGAATCATTCTGCGAACCAAAGACTCAATCGTTCCTTTGTACATACGAGGCGCACATGCCACGTAGTTTGGCAATGCATGCTGTACAGAAGACTTGGGACGTACCATGTTCTTGGACATCTCCCACTTCAATAAGTAGTTGGTACCCATAACCATAACGCCTTCGTACCATACATCGATGGTCTTCTCTACTCTCTCGAACTTGCCATCCTCCATCATATCCATTGGTGGATTGAAGGTGTCATCTTTCTCAATGTAGCGGACGCCCCCACCCTCTAGATACTTCTTCTTATAAACAATCTTCTTTGTGGTTTTATAGTTAAAGTAAAGGAGAGTGGTGGTGTCCCTATAGAATAGGGTGTTCTGATAGAACTGAGCCACGTTGTAATAGTTGTACCAGTTCTGACTGCTCTTGGCAATTTCTTCCAAGTCAGCATTGGTCAGCGTGGGGTCTATCTTTAGTAACTCAATAATTGGTAATGATTTAATCTCGCCCCAATAGAAGCAATCTTTGAAGTATGGGTCTTCAGTGTAACTGTAAACCACGTTAGCGGGGTCTACGTAAGACACTTGAACACCTGCGCCGGGGAGAAACTCGTGCTTGGTTACACCGATACCAATGACAGTCATGTCGTAGTCGACACGCTTTCTCAAGTCGAGATACTTGTTCTCGTCAAGGATGGTATTGATGGCTTCCTCTTCTGCAATCTCAATCGCTGGCTTGTATTTCAACTGCATGTACAATGCCAACTCCTCATCGTTAGATGGTAGATCCTCGGGGTTAACCGTGAATGCGCTAATGCCTGTACGCTGTTGAACAATCTCTAGGATATCCTTTGATACCATCTGAGATTCGATAATGTCTTGGTATTTGCTACGCTTTGCCTGAGACAATGCGTCCTGCGAGTAAGCCTTTACCTTGAACAATCTGTCTGACATTCCGTTCACCACGATATCCACAAACTTTGGGATAACCGGTACTGGTGTCCAGTCCAAATTCAAGTAAGACAAGTCGCCATCGATAGCGAGTTCGTTCTTGTACTTCTGCACAGACTGCTCACCACGAGCGTAAAGTCTGAGCCTGTGGAAGTCTCTCCACTGACCGTAGTATCTACATTGGTTTCC